TAACAATGAAGAATTACAAATTTCAGTAATTCTAAATTCACACAATGTTCAAATTATTAATCACATTTACTCCTATACCATTTTTATTGAGGGTAAAGAATGGGAAAGATTGATTGATTTCTTTAATCAAGAGGTTGAGTTTCGTAGAGAAGAGTTAGAAAAACACATCACTTCTAATATCAAACACTCATTACAAAACATTTTGGTCAATATCTAATGAAAAACAATTACTTTAAAATAACATTTTGGTTTGGTGTAATATCAATATCATTCGCAACACTATTAATTGGTCTTGTTGGGATTAACCTTTATCCATTTATTATAGATAAAATTCCATCCAAAAATAAAGTTAGTGGTGTCGAAATGTTTTCACCTTTAGATACTGTGATTGTATATGACACTATCAACGTTAGTAAACCTACAATAAAGAAAATTGATACGCCACAAGTAAAACCTATTACTATAGAGAAAAAGATTGATGTACCAAAAAATCAAGATACATCCAAAACTCAACCCAAGGATACTACTTTGACAAATGTTCCTTCAGGACATCTTTAATCAATTCTCTTAGACTTTCGTTTTTTCTTGGTTTGTAAGATACCATAGTTGGTTTATTACCTTTACCAACTTTTGGGTCTTTCTTTTCCTCTCGTCTTTTTTGAGCACACGCCGCCTTCTTTTGTGAATCAGTCATTTTAGATGCAACACCCGCAGCTCGGCATTTTGGATAACTTTTTGAATCCGCATCAGGTCTACCACATGGAGGATGACCACCACCATCTTTTTTTCTACAAATGTTTACCCAAGGACCTTTAGGTTGTTTAGAACCTTTTGGTTTTTTCTTGGTACCAAACCAAACGGCCAAATCTTCTTTTAACAAATTATTTAAGATTTCTTCTTGATTGTGATTATTCATAGATAAAGACATTAGTTACTTTATAAATATCTTGGTTTATTTTTAGTGTATGGAAGATACTTTAAATTCACAAATAATTTTATTTGACACTATTGTCATTAAAAATTCCGAAGATTTTGATAAATTCTTAAATGAAATCACCGATGAACAAAAAATTTATGTTTTAAAATTAGGGATTCAAAAGGCTTTTGAGTCGGGAGTATTTTCACTACAAGAATCCGAAATATTATCCAAATCTGTAAGAACTATCTAAAATAAAAAAAGGGGACCATTTGGTCCCCTTTCTTATTATCATCAAATTGATTATCTCAATTCTCTCAAGTCGAATGTTCTAACACCATCAACTGTAACTCTACCATAGAAACGGTTGTTAACCATTTTCTTAGCGTATCTTGTCATGATACCCTTGATAGGTGTGAAGTTGAATGGGTTATACATTGTTGGAGTTAATTGTAGAGGTACATACGGTGCGTAGATGTAACCTGTGTCTAACAATGATGTTCCTTTGTGTCCCAATAACACTTGGTTAGCTGGGAAGTAAGGGTCACGGTAAACTTGGTATCTACCTGCCAATGTTCCAACTCTTTCAATACCCATGTTGTATTGGTCTTGCTCAGGAGCTGCGTTTGATACGTGGAAGTACTCCAAGTCATCAAAGATTGCAGATACCTCAGAAGATACAACAATCCAGTTAGCTCCACCTCTTAAGGTAGATTTGTGGATTTGAGCTGAGATTTGGTTGATTGCAGTGATAAGAGTTTGGTTCCAATCCTTCTGAGTGTAAGGAACTGCGTTTCCGCCTAATCTCTTCCATCCGTTGTAATCCCAACGTAAGTTCCAAGCCGCCCCTTTTCTAAGGTCTCTTAAGATTTCACGGTCAATTTCAGCCGCAACTTGTTCAGACAATAAAGCTGTTAATTCAGCTTCAGCATCGATGTTGTGGAACGCCGCAACGTCTTGAGCCATTTCAGGTGACCATTGTGCTCTTAACTTTCTTTCAGTAACAGAAACTGTAACAGACTGAAGGTCAAAAGAAACTTCACCAATCTTATCTTCAAATTCAAGGTTTTTGTAAACTTTGTAAGTAGTAACAAACGCGTTGCTATCTGCACTTGAAGAAGAGAATGGAGTTCCACAGTAACCATCAATAGAGTTAGTTGAAACTGTACATGGAGTAGTTAAATCAACTTCCAAGTAAATTCTACCTGTTGCGTCACATACGTCGTAGTAAGTACCACCGTCAGTTTTAGAACTTGGGAACGCTAAGGTTTGGTTTTGACCGTATTGAACAATACCCTTACCGTATCTCTGAGTTACAACTCTGAACAAGTAGTTATTAGCTGTGTTAGCTGAAGTGTAAACGTTATTTTGAGCTCCTCTGATTGTCATACCCGCCAAGAAAGTCTCAGTATCCATAGGTTGACCGTCAGGACCGATAAGTTTACCTGCTCCGTCTGGTGCGAAACCTGACATAACCAACAATACTTTTGTAGTTGCTGAATTATAAGCATAAGCCTGAGGAAGCATAACATCACCTACCCACTTAACAGTAGCGTTTGGTGCGGTTATAGCAGTCCACTCACCTCTTGAGTAATCGTAAAGACCTGGTGGGTCAAGAGCTGGTTCGTTACCTTCATAGAACTTGTCATACAAGTCTTTCTGAGTGTTTGGGTTGTAACCACTGTTTGGTGTTTGACCTGAAGCAGCGTTAGGTGCTCCATAAGGTGCGTAGTGTTGAGCGTTTGTTGAAGTTTCAGTTTCGTACTCCTGAATGAAAGGTACGAAGTAGAACAACTTACCGATAGGAAGGTTCATTGCTTGTACAGAAACGATGTCGTTAGCCAAAAGTTTAGAGAATACTCTTCTTACGATTGGGAAAACTACAGTTTCGAACGAACCTGAGTCAGCAGTTGTTGATGCTTCATTGATGAGGTGTGACGCTTGGTTTTCATATAATTGAGCGACGTTCTCTTTTAGGTGACCTTTTAAGCCTTCTAGGAACCCTAATTTGTCCCATTTGTTAATTGTGTCTTCTTTGATAACTTTCAAGTGCTTAAGACCGATGTTACCTACAAGACCTGATTCTAATAATGCTCCCATTTTAGTTTTGGTTTTTTTGTTTTTAGTTTATTTAGATTTTTGACATCAAATCTTTAATTCTTAAGAATTGTGGATTTTCGTATGTCTTTGACTCGATTAGGTTTTGTGATGAACCTGAACTCATTGAATTGTTAACAACTTTGTCAACACTTTCATTGATGTTTTTAGTATCAACATGACCTAACTCGTCTTTGATTGTTTTATAGAGTTGTTTTGATTCTTTTAAAGATTCTACAGAATCAAATCTTCTCAAAATGTTTATTTTTTCTTTTTTGGTAGTAGAGTGTTCAGTGAACAATCTAGTTGCGTAAGCCAAGTTTGAATTGAAAACAGCCACTTCGTTGAGTTTTTCTCTGAATACATTTAATGCTTTTCTATATTCTTCGTTTTTCTCTCTAAGTACTTTCATTTCAGTATCAACAGATTCTACTTTAACACCGTTATTAGTGTAATTGTAATTTCTGTTATTAGTGATACCTTTTCTCAAACCTCTACCTTCTTTAGACCCCATACCATAAGTTCTAGCAGCTTCTTTAGTTTCTTCTTTTTCGTAATCTTTGTAGTGTCCTTTCTTTTCACCAGCTTTCTTTTCAACACCGTCTACATCCTTACGTTTGTATTCGTGTTTTTTAGAACCATAGTTTTCTTCCATTTCACCTTCTTTGAATTCGAATTTAGCTTTACCAGTACCCATAGTTTTTGGACCCTCTTTTTTCTTTTCGTCGAAACCCTTTTTTGGTAATGTTTTACCGTACTTAAATTTAGGATTTCCCATTCCAACGCCTTTTGGTTTTACAGTCATTTTAGCTTCTTCGAGGTGATAGTCTTCAGAATTCATGTCTTCATCTTCTTCAGAATCATCCATATCTTCATCGTACTCTTCCATCATTCCATCTTCATCAGACATCTCAATTTCGTAAACAACTTCATCATCTTCTTCAGACATTTCATTGTCCATTTCTTCATCAAGTCCTAAAGCACTTAATACAGCATCTAAATCAGTGTCTTCTTCATCCAACTCTTCGTTGAATTCCATGTCCTCTGACTCGTCAAGTTTTACGATGTACTCAACGTCTTCATCAGTATCTGTGATGTGTACGTCTTTACCATCTTTCTTAACGATAATACCATCTTCTTCACTCATAGATTTGAAGATTTTCAAGATTTCCTCGTCTGATGCGTTTGATAAATCAATGGTGTCTTCGTCTTCCATGTCAGACATTCCCATGTCATCCATTCCCATGTCATCCATTCCGATTTCTTCCTCGTCGTTATCAACTTCGTCGTCCATGTCAACCATGTCCAACTCAGTATCCATTTCAACCTCATCTTCAGTTTCTTGTTCTGAAAGAGATTCTTTTACTAACTGACTGATTTCTTCCTTCATAGTAGAAGCAAGTATTCCTTTTGCGTTTTCGGCAATTACTTCTTCAACATTTCTCATTTGAATCAAAGCCTCTTCAACTAAATTTTTAGTTTCTTGCATTATTATTTTTCTTAATAAATATTGCAACAAACAAAAAAATCCATTTTTGAAGCCTTCATTAAGAAAAAACCTCAAAAATAGATAAAAAAAAAGTGGTCAAATTTGACCACTTTAATATTATTCGATTACTTCATCAATTTTACTTTCACCAACTGAAATAATTCTCCAATCGTGTTGAAAGCCTTGATACTTCTCAGTGACCTTGGCTTCTACGTCGGTAACTGAATAACCTTTAACCAATTTCTCTTCTCGAATTTTTTTTAATCTACCCGAATTTTCGTCAGGTAACTCGTACACAATTTTTGCTACAAAGAATTTCTCATCCATAATTTAAAGTTTTTTATCTTCCCAAAAAATCGGATAATTTTTTCATTAAGTCAACTGATTTTTCTATTCCGTGGTCTTTAATGTGTTCTTTTTTTTCCTCATCCAAGTTTTCTTCGTACTTAACTCTATCTTCAGGGTTGTTGAAGAGGTATGCACCGGGTGTTGACGGTGACGATACTAAATCAAAACAAATAAGTTCAAAATCATCTTGTACTTCATTTTGTTCACCAACTTTCTTTATTGAACCAACTCCACGAGAAGATACACCCATAGTAACACCTTGTCTCATTAAATTAGCCGCAATGTCACCTTTAGTAGAAACAATACCTTTTTCGTGAAATCCTGGTGAAGTTAATAATTTTAATTTACCCATTAGAACATTACCATCCCACCAAATATCGGTAATAAGATGTGAAACTCTATCCAAGTCAATGAGAGATGACTCAGGGTGATTTAATTCAGAAGTTGATAAACCTTTTTTAATTGCGGTCTTGTATTTTTCAGATTCTCTCTTTAAAATCTTTTCAGGATATACTCTACCGTTTCTATTAGGTACACCGTACTTCTGTAGTACTGCATAAAACTCAAAAGGATTCCTATAGTCTAATTCTTTTTGTTCACGAAGAATTTCAACATTTTTTGGGTCTGATGGTGATATCCATCCCGCATCCATTTCAACTAAAATACCCCTACCCGTTTCACTGGCGTTTAATATTCTATAATCTTTCATCTTATCTTTTAAATGATAAATACTAAGTTATAGGAATGTTTTCTCCGATATAGGGTTTTTGGATGATGAAAATAAAAATTTAGTATTTCGTATGATACAATTTTTATAGATTTCTTTGATAATTTTTTTCACTGAATCTTTAACTATTGTTGATTTAAAATCTAATTCATTTTTGGTAAACAAGTTTATTTCAAGATTCATAAAACTTTTTTTACCTACTTGAATCCCACTAGTTCTCAAATCTAAATCAACGATAAAATTTTCATGGAATAGTTCTCCATTTAAACTTTCATAAACAGAATGTTTAATCTCTCTACTGAGATTCCCAACAATTCTTACCCAATTTTCATATTCATCTTTAGGTAATACCCACGTTTGAAGGTTTATGTACAATGACTTTAAATTCTTAGAATCAACAGTACCATAAGATGTTTTCAAAGATTCATATTGATTGATTTTAATTGTTTTACCTTTTTTCATTAAGTTAAATTTCTAACTTTTATTGTCTTTTTAAAAATTATAACTGAATTTTACCAAATTACCAAATATTTCTTGTATATGTTAATAGTTGTAGTAAAAGGTAACATTGAGAAGTCCCTTAAAGAACTTAAAGGAAAGGTAATCAAAACCAAGCAAACAAAAAAACTCCTTGAACTTAAGGAGTTTGATAAAAAATCGGTAATTAAGAGAAAGAAAAAATTGTCAGCCCAATACAAACAAAAGATTAGGACTCAAGAACAATAGATTCACCAAGTTGTTTCAATCTTACATAATTGAGTTGGTCAAATTTTTCAGACTGAATTTTTTCAATTGTCTCTTTGATAGTTTTTACAACATCACTTTCAGATTCATTGTCTTTTAAAGAAGATAATTTTTGAATTGTATTTTCTTTTAACGTTTCAAACTCTTTTTCTAAATCTTCTTGGTTGCCGGCGAAAACGTGAAAAACGTTCTTTTTGGTTGTTTCATCCAAAGTATCCAAATACTTTTGAATTGTTTGATTAGCAATAGTCACCATAGATTTTAATGGAATCTGTGTAAGATTCTCATTAATTTTAGGTTTTGACATTAACACGCCCAAAACATTCTTTTTAGATTGAACCCTTTCTTGAATGTTTATTGAATCAAGATATACCAAGATATCTAAATCTTTGTATAGGTTTTCAACATTACCACCTTTTTTTGGTAATTTTACATTTTCCAATATGTATCTAATCAACGAGATACCTTCTTCCAAATATTCTTCAGCATATTCACTACTAAGATTTTTAGGTGTAGATAAGTCATCATACAACGAATATAACTTCGAGTAAGCTTTGTTTTCTAAAATATTATGTTTGAATTCTCTAAGAGTTTTCTTAAAGTTGGCTGGATTACTGTAAGATTCCAGTAGGTTTTTTTCGATAATTGATTTAATTTCTCCGAATGTCATGTTTGTGGGGGTTATTTGGATTCATAAATAAATATTACGAACCAAGTAACTTATCCAATTCTTCAGCAATTTTTCCTAAGTTTTGTTGACCAATACTTAAATCTAAGAATTTTGAACCATGAATATCATTTTCTAAGAGAATATTTAAGTCCTTTATACTGGTAGATTCAGGTGTTACTGCGGCTTCTTCACCAGGTGGGGTTTCAGGTGTTTCAGGAGCTCCTCCTCCTCCTCCTCCACCAAACTCAGCATCAAATCCACCACCTAATCCGCCGGGGAGTTCTGTTGCTGCAGGTTCACTAACTTCACCTGGAGGTGCTGCCGGTGCTCCCGCTCCTTCTTTAGTACCATATAACTTATCCAATGTATCAAAGATACCTGTCTTAACAATAACTGTTGGAGTATTTTTAAGTTCCTCACCAATGGCTCTCTCCATTCTTTGTTGTAGTAAGTCAGTTCTAATTTCATCATCAGACCAACCAAATATGTGCTTTTTAGCCCATGTTGAAGATGCTGGTTGAATACCGTTTCCTGGGTCTGTAACAACATCTTTATACAACAACATTTTTTCCTTCCACAAATCAACTTTTAATAAATCAGCTTGTGTTGAAGGGTTTGTTAAACCTAAAGTAAAGTTTGAAACTTCTTCTTCAAATCCCAATAAGAAAAGGTGAATAATAGCAATTTTATTCATCTCTTGCAACATTGATTTTTGAATTCTGTTGATAGTTCTAGCAAAACGAATATCCTGTAATGCTAATGATTTTCCATCACCAACAGTTTCTTCAAATCCCAAGAATGTTTTTGGGATACGAAG